GGGGAGGAAGACCTGGGAATCTTCTTCTCGGTGTAGTAGGAGAATTTGGTGGAGGGGTGACAAAATCATCACAATCACAGGTGTCATCTGGCTCCTGATAATTTGTTCTATCCAACGACTTTCTGCGTAGAACTTCGCTTATCTTTTGACGAGCATAGTCCTCAAGATTTATTGTTGGAGGAGGAGTCGTTCTTGCATAGAATAAGTCTCTTGGATCTATAGCCATATGATTACACCTTTGTTCCAAAGAAACTGTTTAGGACAGAAGAAACCGCTCCGTTGTTCTGCAAGTCATTCGATATTCTTTGTGCAAGGGCAAATCTCTCAACATAGCGTGATTCTTTGCAATAGTTTCGGTCATCTGTTTGGATATTGCAGTATATTTCAGCAACAAGTCTGTCTATTCCAAGAGAGTATTCATAGGCAAGAGCAAGGGCAGCGTCTATTCCCCGTTGTCCACCTATTGAGTTCTTTACAGATACGATATGATCCACAATGCCATCAAATCCAAAGCATATAGGCTCAAGACCTGTGCATGGCAATTCGGTACAAGGATCGCAGCAACCAGGACCACACTCGACTGTTCTGTTTACTCCATTGATAATCTTTTCCATTGGACCAAGAATGCTGTTGAAAGAACCAAAACCGCAGTTGGGATCACGAGCCATTTCTGCCCTTGCAGTGCAGTAGTTTATAGAAGTCAATAGTCTGTTGTAGAACTCGGCAATGTTTGCAAGACAGCCGACAGTTGATCGGTCGGCAGTTGTTGAAGGATTTGCTCCATTTTGTCCAGCAACAACAACAGATTTTCTTGGAGGTGGTGGAGTCGTGGTAGTGTAGACAGCATCATATACATTGAGTTCAGATATTTCGCTATTGACAACACCTGATAGTTTGTTTGTGTGTTTCCAGTATTGTGTTATTGCCAGTTCTAGATTTTGCAACTTCAGTTGAAAAAGGTCTTGATAGTCCTGAGAGACAATATCATTTCCAAAAAGACCAGGTGTATTCAACTGTTCTATTGCTCGAACAACATGGGAGTAGATTGATCGCAGTTTTTCCTCAAGTGGATTGGTAAATCCAGTACCGGTTACAACACTGTTGACAAAGAGCCTTTGTTCTGGTGTCAGTCCGATTCCTTCAAACGAAACTTGTGGTTTTTTCTGAATCATGGTCCTCCTACTATTTCTCCAAATCCAGAGCCAAATCTGGTAATATCGGCAAATCCACGAAGTTCTTGTTCACTGCCAGCACCACCAATATTGCTTCCACCACCCTGAACAGGTCCTTGATTCTGTGCAGGAGTGGAGATTGGGCTGTCACCACCAGGATCTCGTAGTGTGAAGTCTAGCGAGACATAGGTGTTGAGCAGCCCAGGTGCTCCTCTTGTGGTTATCTCTTCGTTCTTTGCAACATGACGAATCTTACCATTGACTAAATCGTATTTATTGCCGCCAATGTATCGGATCTCGTTTCCTTCAATTCTTTGAAAATGATTTCCTCCAATATAAGAACGAAGGTCGCCTTTGATTATCTCAAGATTCGCATCACCCTGATCCACACGAAGATTCGCATTGCCACGCATAATGTGAAGATTGACATTTCCGTAGGCAACAATAATATCTGTATTGCCTCCCTTGAAGAAGTTCATTCTTGGCAAACCACGATACCCTCCGTGGAAAGTCACTCCATCGTCTATCTGTATACCTGGAGGAAATTCAATAGTATAGTTTCCTGAAAATATATCTCTTTCACGCTGTGGGTCTATAAAGAATTGTGAATCCTTCAATGAAGTGCCATCTGGCAATTTTTTCGATTCATCAGACTCATCCCACCATCCAGGACCCCCGACCTCTCCTGTTCCCAGGAATCCAGGACCATAGACAAAAGGATCGTCTTCTTTGTTTTCAGCCTGTGTATCGGGTTTTCCCTCTTGTTTTTCGTTTGGATAGAAAAGAGCCTCTGCATTGATAATGGCTTTGAATCCACGCTCACCAAAGAATATAGAATTTCCACCAATGACTGTGCTGCTGTCTCCAAGAACACGGGTATACTTGTCGTTCACAACCTGTTCAATCTTTGAACCATCTTCTATGATTTCTTCTGAAGTTCCGAGTCGATGTGCAATCTTGACTCTTTCTCCACCATTGGTATCATCAAATTCCATTAAATGTCCAGATTCAGTTTCATAGACATGGTTGAATGGGTATACCCGTGTGTGGGTTGTTCCTTTTGGTGGCATGAAAATCCAAGGACTATTTTCATCAATTGTAACAACAGGCTTTCCATCGGGACCAACTGTTGTCTTTGCGTATTCCGAAGTTGCTCCAAAGATTCTTTCGAAGAATTCATTTCCACGCATAGAGGTTGTTGTTTCAAATCCATAGAAAGGAGAAGGGGGTTCTTCTCCCTCTTTTACCACATCTGGCGGTAGTGCTCCATAAACTCCATATAAATCAGAGCCTACACGGAATCCTCCTCCAGCACCAAGATCATATTTTTTGACTCCTTCTGGAGTCAAAATAGAAAGATCACCACCACTTTCAAGGCTTGCTTCAGCCAAAATATCGGCAATATCGTATCCAATAAGAGGAAGTTCATAGAAAGGTCTGAATTTTGGAACAGGAAGAACAGTTCCAAGAGAACCTCTGTTTATGATATACTCTTGTAGAATATCCAAACCGTGAGTGGGACCACATCCACCTGCAAGAGTATTCGTGTCGGTTATGGGTGATATGGACCCTGTTGGTCCTCCCCAATATCTTGGATAGATATTTCCATATTCTGCGTTTTCATGGGTGATTCCTTTGTTATAGAAATCGTATTGATATTTTGCTATTCCACCGACAGTTGGAGTATCCTTTAGACCAAATATCCCTCCACCTGGATCAAATGTTTCTCCAACAAATGCTCCAGATCTTGGGGCAAATCTTCCTATTGAACCTGTTCTCCCCAAAAGTTCTTGATTTGGAAGATACAATCCTGCTGTTGCCGACACAAGGCGGGGATCTCCGTATCCGAACGAAGAACCTGGTGGTCCCTCTAGTGGAATTCCAGGTATTGAACCAAATACGATTGGTTGCTGTCCCAATTCACCATCACGGAAAAATCCGATGACAAGAGAACCAGGAACAAGACCTGTTGCCGAGTGTCCGATTCCTGTCGTGCTTGCACTGGTAACAGGCATAATCGGCAATGCCCAAGGAAGGTCATTGACTGGAAGTTCATCTTTGCTTGGATTGTGAAATCCAATGATGCGAACCCTCACTCTACCAGCCTTCATGGGGTCCATTACATCTTCGACAATTCCTTGCCACCAGACAAATGTGTTTTTACCAATATAATCAACTGTACTCATGCTTTATCCTTTGAAATCTATTTCTTCATCAAAGTCATCGGATACAAGAGAATCTCTAGATATTGTGACTATTGTCTTGTATTCTTGACCGACGATTTCATGGTGAACAGCAACAACAAGATATCTTCCAGACAGATATTTATCCTTGTCGTTAGAGCGATAGATAAATGTATCAAGTTCAAAAATATCACCAACTGTGATATCGCTGTTTCCAGAAACAGTGACCACTACACGAAATCCGTTTATCTGCTGCATCATGGATCGTCTCTGAAACGAAAACTCATCCTCATGGGTTTGGTACATTCTGTATTCTTTTTGTCCATTTGGTAGAGGCAATTCTTCCGAGTATAGTGCTCTGTTTGAAAAACACACTCTGTTTCTTCCTAGTGGATATTTGAACACTTCATTCTTATCAGACAACAAAGCCTTTTTGTTCAAGTGTGTTGTCTTCGGAAAATACGACAGATATCTCTTGCCCCAGGCATTTCCACCTTGACCAGGAATAGGAGAGAAGAAAGGAGTATAGGATTTGTAAAGCATATCATAGTCTGCAAAGTACTCTCCCCACACTCCATCGTGTGTATCAATAATCTTGTCTCCTGTTTTAGCAGGAACAACTGTTATTATTTTATCAAAGTGAGAATTAAAGTCTGAGTATGGAGTTTGCATCGTATCTGATTTTTTATACTTATGGACTCTTCTTGGAGTTTCAATCATTTCTGTTATGCTCTTAAAAGCAAACCCATCTTTATTTTCATAAAAGACATAATTGCAGATATCTGGATTTCCCTCATCAATAGAAATTGAGGCAAGATAGTTTATGGCATCAACAGGATTCACATAGGGAAATGTGAATTTCATATCGTGCTTTGTTGGACGCCCAACAGTGAAAGATTTCTTTACAGTTCTTTCGCTCTTTGCCTGTAGAAATTCTTTGTAGATTTCCTCGGCAATTTCGTGAGTTTTGCCCCTGTAAGCCTTGGAAAATGTTCTTAATGAGTTGTAGAAATACTCGAACGATATTCCACGAATGGTGTATGCAGCACCTCCGATTTTGGGTAACATACGAACAGGATCTATCTTGTACAAGTAGAAATAATGAGTTCTTATTTCAAATTCTTTATCTTTTAAATTTGGTGTTTTAAAGCGAACAACTAGCACCTCTTCTGTTCGCAATTGATTAAGAAATCCACCATCTTGATCTATGAGAGTTATTTCACAAGACATGAAATTCATAAAGAGGTCTTCGTATAAAGAGATAGATCCCCACCTCTTGATGCCTTTGCTGCTGTCATGTACGACAACAATATCACCAACATCGTCTTTTCTTAGAGTTCCAATGGTGATGTAATCAACCTCAACATCTAATGACCTTCCATACTCTCTAGCCATAATTCTATTCCTCTTCTATAGATTCCAATAATTCGGTCACGGTATCAACAACAACCCCTAAGAGTTCTTGGCGTTCAGAAGGAACCATTATTTTTCTCTTACTCTCTTGTGTTTGCATTTCGTATTCATAAAAAGTGACTGGCTTAATCAAATCACTAGCACTCCAAAAAAGGTTATTAGTGATGTATCTGTATATCAGAGTTCTGTAATAATCGCCTGTGATTCCTTCGTTGTAGATTCCCATAGGGGCTATACGAAGAGGAGATTCTTCAAATCTTGAAAGAGGATCGGCAATTCCACCCTTTAAAACAGAACTAAACGAACTTGTTTGTCCTCTGGTGAATTCAAAATGATGAACAGCCTCTTTTCCAATGACCTTCTTTCCTATTTTGAAATAGATGCTCTGGTCTTGTCTTGAAAGAGTCAAACCAGGTTCAAAAGAACCAGAGATAACATCAAGTTTAAGGCAAGACATGACTGGATCCCAATCTTTCACATAGGCTCTTTTTTCATATATTTGATAACCATCGGCTCCTGCCCCAAATATACGCTCTCCAACAACAAATCCACGACCAAAAATAGGATAGATGTATCCACCAGAAAGTCCAGCAGATACCCCAGTTACACTAGTCAGTGCAAGTGGATTATCTGTAGGAACAACATAATAGACATCATCGTAGTATTTTTCATTGATGTATTCATCGTATACTGATGCGTGTGGTGGCAAACCAGAGAACATTGTTGAATCAAAGCCGTTTAAGAGCATGATTATGGAATAGACATCGCTTCTACCGTATAGTTTGCTTGATATGATTTCGGGTCTATCTCCATCTTTGACCTTATACGAACGAAGATAATCGCTTTTATCTAAAAGTTTTTGGTCAAAGTAGATACGATGCAGTATGTCTCTAGATTTTTTATTTCTAGTCTTGTCTAGAGGATACTCTATTACTGGTAGTTTTTGAAAGTATTTGAACGGCATTTAGTTTTCCGAGATAGGGGTTATCCTGTTTCAGTTGTGGTATCTCCAATAAGAGAATCTCCACTTCTAGAAAGAAGAACAGTTTCCATGAACTGAATCTGAAGACTTACCTGTGTTGGTATGCCATCAGGGAATGTTAAAACCTGATCGCCTTCAGATAGCGTTGTGTTTAGTTCTTTGATAGCCCAAAAATTGGGAAGAGTTTGTGAACCCAATCCTGGATTGAAATTGGAAAATTTAATCTTCACACTGCTTGGAACTTGATAGGCGAATCCTCCACCAAGAGTTGTTGGATATGATGCAATGCGAAGAGTATTGATGATACTCAACATGGCTCTGGCATCGGCTTGGTTCTTTGGATCGAATTTATAATTAAATGTGAATTCACGGGGTCTTGGCTCTTTGTAATTGAAAAACTTTGGATCTCTTGCCGCTTGACCTATTTCTGCCAATCCCTGTGCAGCATCAGATTTAAAGCCCATCATAGAGGCGGCTTTGCCCAGTATAGACATATCTCCATATTCGCCTTCGGAACCACCTTCGGTAAAGGTGCCCAAGATTTGACCAACTGCACCCTTTTCGGCAAATTCATACTCTTGACCATCGGTTATCTGAAAGGCAGGAGGCATAAAAAGAGCAACATCGTTGTTGCTGCTTTGTGGATTTCCATTTCTAGTATCATAGATACTAAAAATAACAAAAGGAACATTTGAATTCTGTGGTATTGTTCCTTCTGATGGATATCGTATGAGTGCCATGCGGTAGTCTCCGGTTTTTAATAGAATCAGCAACAATCTATTTATCAGAGAAATAAGCAATGTCTTACAAAGGAACATACAATCCTAAAAATCCAAACAAGTATGCTGGAGACATCCATTCAATCAAATACCGATCCCTATGGGAGAGGCGTTTCATGGTGTATTGCGATACAAACGCAAACATCACCAAATGGGCATCAGAAGAGGTAGTGATACCGTATCGCTCCCCTGTAGACGGAAAAATGCACAGATACTTTGTTGACTTCATCATCGAAAGCAAAGATCAAAATGGAGACAGAAAGGTGTCGCTTGTCGAGATAAAGCCAAAAAAACAATGCAAAGAGCCTAAGCAACCACAAAGCGGAACCAAAAGACAAAAATCAACCTACATATACGAGGCAACAACTTGGGCTGTGAATCAGGAAAAATGGGAAGCGGCACGGGAGTTTGCAAAAGAAAGAGGATGGGAATTCATAGTTCTAACCGAGGATGATATTTTCTAATAATGGCATTTGCAGACAAGACAAGAATTTATGAAAGAAAACGAACTCCTGGTGGAGCGGTTTTCTATCGTCTAAAGGACGGTACTACACAATATGATCTTACAAACAGCAAGAATCTTCTTCGTGACATGAATCGAGCCATTCTTTCCGATACAGATGGCAAGAAATCTGGTTCATCAAACGGTGCAATAGGTTGGTTTACCAATGCCATAGAAAACGATTTGATGGTGTTGCCAGAGAGCCACGAACTAACGAATGCAATTTTTAGAAACAAGTCCAGATCACTAAACAAAGGATCTGCCCTATTCACAGATTTTCCTGGCAGAATGTACACCTTCTTGTACCGAGCAAAGAATATGGGAAATCCATATGATCGCACACCACTAATCATAAGCCTTCCAAGAACAAAGAAGATGGAAGAGAACAATCTTATATTTGGTATGAATCTACACTACATTGATCCTGAACTTCGGCAATTCTTTGTTGAAAGACTGTTGAAAATCAGCAGTAGAAGATTTGGAGAAAAACCACCACCCAGAGGTGCTGGATTCTTTTACATAGACTATGATCTCATCAAGACTATTAGATTTGTATTTGGTATGCCTTGTATAAGGACATATTCATTGGACAGAGTGATAGGAAAACCAATAATGATTCCGTCAAATGAATGGGGTAATGCCGTTGCCCTGCCATATGATAACTTTGTACTGACAACAAACAAACGAATATGGCTAGAATCAAGAATCAAATTGAGAAAGTTTATTCGTTCTATCCAGTCTATGGAGTAAAAATGTCTAGAGGAATGCCAACCATCGCTGATCTTGTATCAGATATCATTACAAGCACAAGAAATCAAACAATAGAACAAGCACAGTATGTTCTGAATTCAGATTACAGTGTTGTTTGGGGTGGCATCCTTGCAGAACCCCTAAACAATTACAACAAGTTTTTGGAAGGTATTTCAGTACCATCAAAAACAATTTCAACAAATGAAAGCAGAATAGCAAATACAATTCCAGCCAAAATTGCAGCAGAGACAACCATTGAAGACATGGAAGTTACCTGGAGATTGTCTGGTGACCTTGGAGCATACCGAGCCATAGAGAAGTGGATGAATGCGGCAAAGAGTGTCGATGTCTATGGTGTTGTGACAACTGGTTATTTTGATGATTATTGTAAAAATCAATTTTGCCAAGTAGGAATTTCTAGAACAGTTGGCGGTACAACAGGAATAGAAAAAACAATAACAACAATAAAAGGTTTGTATCCGACCAATTTGCAGGCAATACAATTTGCTGCCGAAGGCGGTGAGTATCTAAAGGTAGTTGCCACATTTGCCTGCTATAGGATAGAAACAGAATTGAATAATGGATAAACAGTATAGATAATGGAAACTCTTTTATAAAGGATTTATAGCATGGCGTTACCAATCATTGGCGTACCAACATATGAAGCGACACTCCCTTCTGATGGAACCACAGTCAAGTATAGACCATTTCTGGTGAAGGAAGAGAAAATACTCCTGATCGCTCTTGAAACAGGAGACAAAAAGGCACAATACCGTGCCTTGAAGCAAATTCTTAAAAATTGCATAATTGGGGACATAAACATCGACAGGCTTCCTGTCTTTGATGTTGAGTATCTCTTTATCCAAATTCGTGGAAAATCGGTTGGGGAAACACTTGAACCAACAATCGTATGCCCCACTTGCAAAGTTAGTGGAAAACTAAAGATTCCTCTTGCAGATGCAAAAGTCAATCAGTCGAATAAAATGGAAACCCCACACAAGATTATGCTTTCAGAAAAGGTAGGAATCACCGTTGTCTATCCAAACATGAAAATGATTGAAGACATTGATCCAGACAAAGCAGTTGCTGGAGGAGATACTGAAACTATATTCAAGGTTATAGTTCGCTGCATTGACCAGATATTTGATGGAGAGCAGATGCATAACCCAAAGGACTATTCCGAAAAGGAACTGTCATCCTTCATAGAGGGAGTCCCAACCGAATCCTTTAAGAAAATAGTAGAATTCATATCTTCAATGCCAAAGGTAGAAAAGGATGTGAATTTCCGCTGCCCAGGTTGTGGAACAGAGAAAAATGTAGTTCTAAGGGGAATTGAGGATTTTTTCGGTACTGTCTCTCCCACAACAGCCTGACAAATTACTTCAATCTGAACTTTCAGATGATGCAGCATCATAAATACAGTTTGACAGAAATTGAAAATATGATGCCGTGGGAAAGAGACATCTATGTGGCACTGCTAAGACACCATGTTGAAGAAGAGAACAAGAGAATCGAAGCAGAAAATGCCAAAATCAAGGCTGCAAGTTCCACTAGAAGAAAGAAGTAATGGCAACAGTACCACTACCAACGATAAACACCGGAAACATTGACCCTCAGATCATCCGTGAAGTCAACCGAGAGTTGGCTCAAATGACCGAGATCCAACTTCCCAAGATCAGGCTTACCCTGAAACAAATGGGCGGTGCTTTTGGTAGGTTTAATCGTGCGCTTCGTGAAAGTGCCGAACAGACTATATTCCTTACAAGTCTTTCTCCAGACAAAACCATATCGGATCTTGCGATCTCTATGGAAGACTCCCTAATGGCAAATCTTTCATTTATGGAAAGAAGTGCCTATCGGTCAAGACAGAACATTCAAAGAGAGTTGCTACAGAGAAGTGAACTTGAAAAGAAAGTTCTAGACATAGAAGTAAAGATAACAGAAGCAAGAAAGAGTGGAGCAAAGAAAGACTCTGATATCATAAAGAGTCTGGAAAAGCAGAAGAAGCAAATATATGAGAATGCAACCATTAGCGAGCGTTCACAACAATCATTTACCAAATTGCTTCGTGAATTTACCACAGCAAGTACAGATGAACAGCGTGAAACAATACAGGCTCGTATCCAAGGTCAAGTCCAAGGAGACAAGATAGGTATAGAACTTCTGAAAAAGAAACTTGAAGAAGAATCTAGACTTCAAGAAACTTCACAAGCAGAAATTCTCAATGTAAGTGAAAAGACCTATGGAAAAACCTATGTTGAAGAATTTTCCAGAAGATCCGCTGAAATACAAGCCCGTGAACAGACAATACGCTCTATAGAGAGAGAAATAAAGTCTCTAGAAGAAGGCGTAAAATCTAGAGAAGAAACAATACAAAAGACAACAGATGCCTACAAAAAGGGAGCAGCAGGACTAGCAGGAGAGGTGATCTCTAAGTCCTTCCGTGGAGGTCTTATTGGTGCTCTTCGTGGTGAAGGATTCGGAGATCTCTTTGGCAATCTATTCAAAGGCATATTGGAGAGAACGGGTGTTCTAGGCAAGAAACTGCCTAAAATGCTTGGAGGCGCAAGCGTTGCCTCTTTCTTGTTTGGTACAGAAAGCGAAGAAGCAAGAAAAGTAAACACACAGACAACAACAGAAATTGCCACCACAAGAGAGTCGATAGCAAGACTTGTTCAGATTTTAGAAAAACAGGCAGCGGCTACAAGACCTCAAGAACCAGAAGAACCAGCAGCAACAACCACAGAAGAAGAAATAATAGAATTAGGAGAAATAGCGGTTGAACCTGGAATGGGTGGTGCTGGTGGAGAGGGTGGATTGGCAATTTCCGCTGGTGGTGCAGGAACTGGAGTGGGTGGTGCTGGTGGTGCAGGAACTGGAGTGGGTGG